GTGAAATCGATGCACTAAGTTTTGAGGTTGCAGGATTTCCGTTTCATACTTCCGTGAATCAGGGTGCGCCAAACTCAAACGATACCAATACCGACAAGAAACTTGCCTGTATCACAAACTGTTATGAGGCGTTTTTAAATGCGGAAACAATTTACTTGGCAACTGACAACGATGTGAACGGGTTGAATCTGCAAAAGGAACTCATACGACGATTAGGTGCAGAGAGGTGTAAAATCGTCGATTTCCAAGACTGTAAGGATGCAAATGAGTATTTGGTCAAGTACGGTGCTTTTGAACTCTCTACAGCCCTTAAAATGGCTAAAGATGTCAGGGTGGAAGGAATCTTCACTTTGCAGGACAATTTTGAAAGTATGATGAATGGTTTCAAAAACGGTCAGAACAGGGGAGAGAGTACCTACATCGATGATGTTGACAGGGCTTGGAAGTGGAGAAAAGGGGAAGTTACGGTTTGGACTGGCTATGAAAATGAAGGGAAAACTTTGTTCCTGAATCAACTTTCTGTTTTGAAAGCATACATCGACAAAGATAAGTTTGCGCTTTTTTCGCCTGAGAATATGCCGATGGACGATTTTTATAATGACTTAATCGAAATGTTTATCGGAAAGACCACAGACCCGTATTACGGTGATATGCAAATGAGCGAGAATGAGTACCTTGAGGCGATGAATTTCATTGATAAGCATTTTTTTATGATTTATCCTGAAGCAGATTTCAAGTTAGAAACGATATTCGAGAAAGCCTTGTTCTTGGTTCGCAAGGAAGGGATTGACCATTTGATAATCGACCCGTACAATACCGTCGAACATTTGATGGTAGGTGGAGAGCGTGAGGAACTTTACATATCACGATTTATGGCGCGGTTGAAAAGATTTGCTGTGGACAACAATATTTCGGTTCACTTGGTAGCACATCAAAATACACCAAGACAGAACAAGGAAGATGGTGGCAGGTCATTCAAGCCAATGCTTTCCAATATCAAAGGGGGTGGAGTATTTGCACAGAAAGCAGATAACGTATGCTACATTTGGCGACCTAACCGATTGTTGGATTTCCGTGACCCTGAAGTGATTTTTGGCAGCCAAAAGATTAAGAAACAGAAATTGGTTGCACGACCAATGGACATTGATAATATTACGTTTGAATTTAGTGAGAACCGTTACTATTTCGGTGATGAGTGTGCTTTTGAAAAGATTGACCTTTCAAGGAATGTTGCCCCTAAATCAAAGAGGGTGGAAGAAGAACAATTGACAGTTTTTGATAAAGACCCCCATTTTGTTGGTAGTGATAAAGAAGACGAACCATTTTAAAAACTATAAATATGAGAAATGTAATTTTGTTATTCGTAATTTTATTTACCGTTAGTACAAATGCACAATACGGTATTGATTGGGGAAGTGATAAATACTTCACGGCATCTGTTTTTAGCAATGCAACTGGAACAATCAGGGATGAAAAGATTGATGTCGGTGCAGAATTTGAATGGGTATCTGAACGGGATTATGTCAAGATGGGAGTACAGTATTCACCTGTGCTAAAAGGAGATTCTTATTATACAACTGGAGCGTATGGGCTTAACTTTAAATCAACCCCGTTTGAGGACTGGAGAGGTTATACAGGAATCCGATTTGGTTTTATCCACAGGGATTTAGGCAGGGGTAAAGCCACAAGTTACGGACTGTTCGGTTTAGAAGCAGGGGTTGACTATAACATCAATGACAAATTTTTTGTCGGAGCAAGTGCCATCTACGATTACAGAACGGATTACGCTCATACGGATGAAAGGCTGCGATGGGATTTCTCAGCAAGGGTTAGGGCAGGAATTAAATTTTAATATAAATATATGATGGACTTAAAGAGTGGAATCAAGAAAGCGAAAAAGAGAAGAATGTTTTATTTATTTGTGGCTACCTTGTATGTGGCTGTAGGTATGGTTACTTGGTATTATCGGGAAGAAGGTGATGGATTTTTTGATAAATACCTTGTGTCGATTTTTGGATTGGTTTTTATATTCATCTTTCTTGGTTATCATAGTTTGGTAGATGATTTAGAGCAAATTGAAAAGCAATTTGAGGAACTACATAAAAGAAAGAAATTATGAATTTAGAACAAACACAGAGAGCGTTGGAAACATTGAAATCAATGCGGAAGACTTTGATATTTATCACATCGTTTTATTTTATTATAAATGCGGTATTGATTTGTATGATTGATGATTACGAATTTGACATAGCTAACGTAATTTTAATTATCGGCACGTTGTTTTTTTTAGTAGCTTTATTGTTAGTACACAAGTTGATACATCGATATGAGAGAATTGAAAAAGAAATTATTGATAGGGATAGACCCTGACGTTCATAAATCAGGGTTCTCTATGATTAATAATGGCAGCACCATCATAACAAATCACACCTTCTTTGAGATTTTTGATATTCTGAAATATTACAAGGAAAGGGAAGTTAAGCCTACAGTTTACATCGAGTGCGGTTTTCTGAACAATTCCAACTGGCACAAAATAGCAGGGGAATCTTCTGCAATAAATGCCAAGATAGGAGAGCGCACAGGCGCAAACTTTGAGGTTGCCAAGAAACTGTGTGAGATGTGTGAGTATCTGAAAATTCCTTACGTTCAAATTAAGCCGACAAGACATAAGGTGAACGCTAAGGAATTCAAGGTGCTGACTGGAATCAAGCAAAGGACGAATCAGGATGAGCGTGACAGTTTTATGTTGATATTTGGAAGATAAATAATTTTGTTTATATTTGCGTATAACTCAAACATAAATTATGATAACCGAAGAAGAATTTTTAAAAGCTATCGAAACCGTGAACAATTATAAACTTCAGGTTTCAAACTCATATCGTGAAATGCAAAAGGTTCTTAATGAAAACCATTTCAGTTCCATATCGCTGACTGAAGACACACATATAAATGAATCAGGGTTGTCTGTCCTGCAAAGGAATATTTTAAAAGCGCAGGGATTTGAAAAACTGAGTGATTTAAAGAACATCACAGAGAAAGAACTAAAAATGTTCAGGTATTGCGGAACAAAAGCGTTTGTAGATATAACCGAATGTCTTTTTCAGGCAGGAATAATTTTAAGAAAAGAATAACTATGGAAGAATGGAAATTTATTTATGAATCTAAAATTTACCAAATTTCAAATACAGGTAAAGTAAGGTCAATCGGAAGGGCAACCAAAATAATCAGAAACGGTGTGAAGTATGATGCTTGGCATCAAGGCAAGGAAATAGCCTCACGCTGCACTAAGATGAATCCTCATTATTTTGTGTACATAAACCATCCTGACAAGAACGGTGATGATAAGAGGAAAATCTTTTACATACACAGGTTGGTGGCTGACCACTTTATCGAGAAACCGCCAAGAATTGTTGACAGGGAAGAAGCAGGGGGTACTGTTTATGCAAGCCATATTGAGAAAGATTACACCAATAATCACTACACCAATATCAGATGGATTACGCACCGTGACCTGATAAACAGCCAACCCAAAAGATTAGCAGACCCAACTAAGGCTTGGCGCACAAGACGGGAGAAATACGGAAAATCCGGCTCACCTGCTAAAGAACTGGAAATCAAATAGTTATGTTATGAAATTCACTCACCTATATGACAGGGTTTTGGGATGGTCTTCGACAAATATAAAACCGTCCGATTTTGACGTTGTAGAGGAACTTGGATGGAATCGTTTTGATGGAATAGTTTACTTGGCAATTTCAGCCACAGGACGAAGATACATTTTCCGTGATAACTCAAATGTAAAAGTCATAGGGTGATGTTGCTGCCTGACACCGAAATAGAGATAATCGCAATCAAGAACGGGAAGTACTATAAGCAGATTATGACTGTTTGGCAATGGCAGCATTTTAAGAAGAAAAAAGGATTTAGATACAAAGCATACGAACTGGGATTTTCGCAATACAAAACTGAAAATTAATTAAAATCTAAACATTATGTATGGTGGTGAATTATTTGCAAAACAACTGAATATCGACGTTATGTCTTTAGCTGAGAGATGTTCAAAATATACTGTCTTTTATTGTGAACTTTGGGAAGACAAAAGTGGTAAAGTCAACAATGAATTATTGATGGATTTCGTCGTCAATAACTTCACGCCCCGTGAAATCTTGTTCCTTGCCATAAATCATTTATCTGACCAAAGTGACAGGATTATAAACGGGATAATTGAACAAAATGAGAGTGGTAAATATTAAAATACAAAAACCCCCTTTTGTTATCCTTGTCACTCAATTTGACAACGAACCCGATGTTTTGTATCACTATCATTTAGAATCGGTGAAATCAAAGAACCGCTACAATGACATAGGATGTTGGCATATAAAATATAAAGTGGCTGCATTGAATTAAAAACCCTGTATTGAGAAATACAGGGTTTTTGTTGGAGTAGTTCACCGAAATGTCACATACTAAAGTTAACGGGGTAAATTTACGATTTTTTTCTGTCTTTATCCGTATGATTTTTTTCTAACTTCATATTCCTTAAATCGGCAATCCTGTTTTCTTTTAACGGGTCTAATTGCAATCCTAATTTTTCCAATACCAAATCATCAAGATAAGTATTGCTTTTCCCCCATTCAGCGAATTCTTCTTCAGTCAGGTTAATGTTCCCTTCTGCCAGTCTTTCTTCTTTATCGGTAATAACTTCATAGTACAGAGTACAACTAACGGCATCCGTATCAAAAGACACTACTCTGATTTTTAGTTCAGTTCCTACTTTGGCAGGTAATCCCAATGATATAGGTTTTATTCTCATAATATTGATTATTAGATTGATAGCATAAATATAATAAAAATTACTTTATTAAGTCAAAGTATTTGGTGGTAATCCTAAATTTACAAGAAACGTATTGTAATTATCCCTTAGAGATGTTGCTTGAGCAAGTGTAAGTGATGAGCCAATGGCATAAAATGCAAAGGTGTGTAGTCCATATCCTGTTGAGTTCCTGCCAATCCATTGGGCTACTGTAGGCATTACATCTGCTGTTTGGGTTCTTCCTGTAGTTTCTGTTAATCTCTTTATAATCCTGATAACTGTATTGCTATCCCTGTAGATACCGCCCATTCCTGCACCACCTAAACTGACGTTACCGCCTGTCAAAGCTAATGTGGCATTTATTTTATGGTTAGATGTTGCCGTTGAAAACATCGCATTGTTATTTGATGAGTTGCCATCAATTGTTGAACCACCACCCCCTGTTGCATAAAGCATAGCGGTTCTACCTGCATTATTCAATGTATAATTAACTGCGTGAGTTGAAGGAATAAAACCTGTATCTAAATATCCTGTTGTTCCATCTAAAGAAAATCCTGTTTCAATGTAAGTCATTGTTCCATTAATGGTAATCAAGGGAGAAGTAGCAGGATTCTTCCAATCTATCCTGCTGAAATTTTGCAATAATGTTGTAGGGGTAGCTTGATATGTTGTGGCAGTATTACCATATTCTATTTGAACTCCCCACAGATAAAAACCTGCAAGACCGTCACCAATATAAGCACCTGCCTGAGTGTAAAATGCAGGTTGTAAAGTTGTGGCAGCAGCACCAGTCTGTCTTGTCATTGTGCAGTAATACCATCCATTACCCACACTTGTTATAGTTGTTCCTGTTCCAATATCCACAGTACCATTTGTAAGGTTAAAAACCCTTATCATACCAGTAACACCATCATTAAAATTGACTTGTGGATTCATTTTTTCCTGACCTTTCAGATAAAATGATAATGTATAATTTGTATTAGCAAGACAAGCTACGTTTTGTTGTACATAATGCGTAAAATTGGCTGTATTATCTATTATCTTATCCGCAGAAGTGGTTGAATCGGGAGCAAGACCACTATTTCCTGTAACTGTACTATTTGATTTTAACCATTCTGCATTATCAATTTGCTGACTATATCTAATCAGGTTTGGTGAATTGTTGAATGCAAAATTATAAATCCTATCCATTTTGCTCCAAAGACCCGAACTTTTCAAGGTAGCAATAAAAGCATCAATACTTTGCAATTGTCTTGTTGCTGGCAATGTAAATCCTGATGATTGTGCCTTATTGATTATAGCGGTCAATTCTGTAGAATAACCTGCTTTTCTTGTTGTCAGATATAATGCTACGGGATTCATAACTTAATAATTTGTGATGTAAACATAATCGGTCATTCCTACACTTATGACTGATGCGGTACTACCTACTGCTCCAGTCATTTGTAAAGTTCCATTCATTGCAACCATTGTTCTTCCTGAGAACTGGACAAAGGTTATTGTTCCTGTGCCTAATTTTGTTACAGTACAGGTTATTGCAGAATCCACAGTAAATGTCACCGCATTTGCACCATTGTCAAAAACAACGTTTTTACCATACAACAATATACCGTTAGCATCTGTTTGTGAAGGTCTGACATCTGCACTTGCTCCCAATGTTAGTGTCACCTGTGTAATATCAGGTGCATACCATCCGCCAGCACCCCTTATACAAATACTTGTTGGGTAATCAGTACAAAACACCATCAATCCTCCTGTTGGCGAACTTATTGCCTGACGTTGTGCGTGTGTCATTCTTGGTGGCAGGAATCCTTTTGTTGTGCTGTCAACCTGTAACTGAGCAGAGGTTCTTTCAAATGAAGGGTTTATTGCTACAGTACCGCTTGTGTATAAAACAAGTTGTTTAGTGTTGACGGTATAGTTAGCTGCAATCGTTAAATTGCCTAATATGCCTGACCCACCTGAAGTTGTTCCTATTATAAATTGTGTATTTGTTGCTCTGAATGTTGCTAAACCATAATTTGTTGTATCAGCGACACCATCATTGATGTGAAGGATTATTTCTGAGCGAACAGCCTGAGATAATGATGCTCCTTTTGGCGACAATACCAATACAGTTCCAACATCTGTTCCTGATGTTGGATATAGCGTTTGTTGGGCGATATTATCTACCGTGCTATTGTTGTACATTTTCAGGTTTCTGTTTGTTCCTGCTGCTGTCAATGTGAAAGCGGTTGCGGAAACAGACCCACCAACTTGCAAATAATCTACACCATTATCTGATGTATTAATCATAACGTGACCATTTGTTTCTAATAGCATTTGCGTTGGTGGGAACGCATTTGTTGTTCCTGTACCAAAAGCAATACCGCCCATCGTACTGTTCATACGAATATCTGCCCTTCCGCTTGTTATTCCTGCGAGTAAAATTCCTACATTTCCGCCAGGTTGTGCGAGGCTAATTAAGCCTATATCAGCAGTTCCATTGCTTATAAATGCTGAGTAGTGTCCTTTTGCATTAAAGTTAAATCTTTGCACTCCGTTTGCTGTGACATTAATCAAATCTGTGGTCGAATGTTCGGATGCAGGATTTGCGATTGAAAGACTACCTACAGTTGAAAATGATTGAGCGAAGAACATTGCATTATCATCAATGTATGCTTTTTCTACCCCTGCCTTAGTAAACACAAATGGTTTTGCATAACCTGTTCCTGAAGGACTATCAATCAATATACCTGCACCGCCTATCCTGTTTTGTATTTTTAAAGCTGTACCTGCGCTATAATTATCAAGATACACACCTATTGTATCATATACGTTAAGAACCCTTAAACCATATCCTGTTCCGTAATTTTCTATGCTTATACCATCTCCTGACCCGTTATTGTATGTAAATATACCTACACCTGCTGCATTGTTATAGGTGAAGATACCACTACCTGTGTTTGTGTTGTAAGTGGCTAAAGCATAAGAACTTGCAGGTGTACCTGCTATTGGGTTCTGAAGGCTTATACATCCCTGATTTGTTCCTGCATTTGTGCTCGCTTTTGTACCTGAGAATGTTTCACCGCCAGTTTTATGTAAGGCGTTTGAATCTAAAGCATAAGTATTGCCATCTAAGCTACCGTCACCTTTTGTGAACTGTGTTGCCGTACCGCCTAATGTCTTGAAAGCATTTGCTTTTATATTCCCGTTCACATCAAGTTTTTCGGCAGGGTTTGTTTTCCCAATCCCGATATTTGTTCCTGTATCGAAAATCAATGAATCACCTATCACATTAGCAGTAGTGAATTTTGGAACGTAACCAACATTACCACCGCCCCCCATACCGCTTGGTATAGAATTGTAAATCGTTTGCCAAGTTACAAATGACATTACTTTTCCGTTTGTGCTGCTGCCAACCGCAAATACATCACTTGGATTTAATGCCACCTGATAATTGATGGCAGACCAATTGAACAGGGTCATCTGAATCCAAGATGTCATACCGCCAACTGAAGGGTATTTCAAGGTGCTGTTTTCACTTCCTGCAAGGTTTTGTGACTTATTAACTTTGTCCTCTTTCAGTTCCAGTCCTTCCGCACCGACCTGAACCAAGTTTATGTTTTTTCTAATTATCCTAAAGTAGAACTTAAACACTTTAAATTCACCACTACCATCTGAAAGTAAATAAAGTTCAGCAGGGAAATCTCTAACATTCTCATCTGCTATTGGGAATGATACAGAAAATGTATTTGGGTTTGAGCCCGAAGATTTGGCGGTCAATGTAAAAGCGGTTATTTCATTTTCGTCTGCTGAACCTATTCCTGTCTTGAAAAGTATTTGGTATTTTTGATTGTTTGCCATTGTACTTACATCCAATGTAATCCTTAAATCCACAGTATCACCAATATCCAAATCCGTGAAATCCATTTGGCTGTCATCTGCTCTCCAAATATTAGCCACTCCCAAAGGTGCATTTGTTGAATCTGAATCAAGACCTTCACCATCATTCGGAATAAGAGTAGGAACTGCATTTCCAAAGAAAACAGGGGTTTCCTGTGTGAGCAAATCCTCATATATGAAGTAGCCCACAGTATTCATAAACGTTTCGGGAGTTTCAGGAATTGGCGCAAAGATGTAATTTGTTCCTGTGGGGTCAGTTATCAGCATTTTATCGGCAACCAAACTATGAGGCATATCTTCCAGTTCAGTTGTTCTTGATACGTTATGGAATGGAACTGCAATCAATCTCAATTGGTTTTCATCTACAACCACAGCCATTCCATCCTTGCCAATATATTTGAAGGTATCTGTCAATTCATCGAATCTGTCAACACCACCTGTTCCCCCACCGTCACCTTCGGTAATCCAATCGAAATAACCTTCAGCAATCAGGATTGCGAACAGATTGTGCTTGTCAGTCGGATGGAACAATTGAGAGCCAATGATGGTCACATCAGTAGGGGTGATTTCCTGCGTTTTAACGATGTTTGCGCCATTTGCTGTCTTGAAGTGACATTGCTCCCCAACAACCAACAAATCGTTCCTTGTATTGAGTATTTCGTTGTCGAAATCTCCATCAACAACAAAAGACCAATAACCACCTGTCTGTTTTGTTAAAGTTAACTGTGCCATAATACAATTTGTTTAAATTTTTGTTGGGTCTAATACATCACTTTCTTTTGGTGAAAGATTGTAATTAAACGCACCGATATTTGAATTTCCTTTGGCATCGGGAAAGGTTATCGCCTCTACCAATGATGCCCTGATTAAATTCACATACAGGTACGCACTTCTTAAAACCATCGATAACATCTTCAGTTCGTGAGTTGCCATCGGTTCGGTTTGGAACGATTCTAAATCATCAACCCTAACAGCCTGAGTTACAGTATGTTGAGTTGATTCTTCGTAATATGTTACAAGTTCTGTTTTCTCTGTTTCGTTTCTGAACCAAGTCTTAAATCCAATCGATTGATATAAGTCGTTCCTGTTCTGTTTGTAGTGGAACTGTGTTGTTTTGTCGGCATAGATATTTGTCAACATAAACGGACTGGAATAGAATGTTTCGCCTAATGATTGACTTATTTCTAAGTAAACCATATTGTACCCCATATCAGCAGGAATGTTTTTAAGTTGCCATACGATTTGTGGGTCACCATTATCAGAATTTGTCAATGCCTTTACCAAGAATGAAGGTGATATGTTTTGGCTCTTTTTCCCATCAAGAGTTTTCACAATCACAACCCAATCTTCAAGATTTATTCCATTCGGTGTATTTGTGACCTGAATGTATGGAGTTGGATTATTTGGCAAAAGATGGACACCACCGAACACATAAATATTGTTCAGTTGACTATTTCTGAATCTAAACGCTTCATCTGTAGTCCTATACAAATTTATAACAGGTAGTATCATATCATACAAAATTAATCATTTATACTCTGTATCAATCTCATTAAATCGTCTAACTCTTGTTCACTATTTGCAAACTCTCCGTTAATTTCGACTTTATCCCAAAACACACCATTGTACAATCTTTGTCGATGATTGTCAAATAAGTACAACTTATGTTCAACTATTTCGTAATCTATATGATATAGTGATGTTTCATCATTTATCACAATATCTTGGTGAGCAGTTGATATTTTCATTTGACTTGGTTCAAATTTTTCTTCTGCAATTATTTTAAGTTCCCTGCTTGGAATCTTGTACTGCATACTCTTTGGATAGAGTTTTATGACATTTCCATTCTTGTCAATGGTTCTTATGAATCCCCTTGTGCTTTGGATGGCTGAAATCAATGTAAAGAAATCAGCCAATTCAACGTTGGCAAATACCACATCCTCATACATATAAGGCGACAACAATTTGTTTGTCGGGAAGTAATCACCGTTCTCAACTGTTGTTAAATTCTGATAGGTTGCCTTGAAATCAGGATTGTTTTTATAGAACGTTGTTGTTACTGGCTTGTCGCTCCAATAAGTGTTGCAGGTTGCGATGTATTCTGAAAAGTAATTTTCAATGTTTCTTCTGACCGAAAACCGCATATTTGAATAGCTGCTTGGGTCATTGATGTTGGCAATATTTGTGAATCCTTCGGTTGTATAGTTTTTCAATGGAACGCTTGTGAATTTTATCACATAATCAAAGAATGTCTTTCTAACTCCGTTGTTGTTTGTTGTTGGGTTAGCTGCTATTTTTGTGAGTTCAACATTAGCAGGTGTGACCGCAACGACATTATAAGTTCCTGCGTTGTTATCAGGTGCTTTTATCGTGAAAGTAGTGTTTACCTCAATCCCCAACAACGCAAAGTTTATTGTGGCTGATTTCAATGTCAAACGTCGAGTAACCGCATCATAATTGTGCAGCAACTCGGCAGTTTCAGAATATGTCTGATTTGCCGTTTGTATGATGGTGTCAATCGCAAATATCTTGTTGTCGTCCTGATAAACTGTTTTCTCCGAAATCTTCAATGCCTTGCCTCTTGCTTCTTCAAACAGGAATCCATCTCGAACCCACTCTATCTGAATTTCTTTCTTGTTCTCGACGTTCTTATTGTAGAAGGACATAGTGTTTTCACCGTGAACCGTATCTGCGGTCTGAGGAATCTCATTTTCCTTTAATGCCTGATAGTTTTTGTATTTGTAAGAGAACTGATTTATGCACATACGGGGATTGAATGTCTTCTGAAACTCCTTGAACTGGATGGTGTCAAAGAACCAACACTCGGTAGGCGTATAGAAATCCTTTTCAGTTCCAAAGAAGACTGTATCGCCAATTTCATAATCGGCATTACATTCCGTGATGGAATCTTCGATGTCTTCCAATGACAGATAGAAAGGCTTATCCTTCAGACCACGCAGCAGATTACCATTGAGAAGGAATGTATTCCAATAAACACTTTGATTGTCGAAGATAGGTGCGCTTATCGGTAATCCCGATATTGATTTAACTACCTGTCTTACTGCATCTATCAGTCTAATACCTTCAGAGATTGATGAAGTGGTTGATGCTACTGTTGAAACATTGATTTCCATATTTCGTATGGTTGTTCGGCAATAAGCCTTTCCTGCTGACAAATCCCTGCTCTGTCTTACTTTCCATTCAAAATAAACCCAAATCTTGTCACTTCTTTGCAGGAACGGAATATCAATCACATAATCCTTTGTGGTGGTCATTGTAAAGGTTTCGTCAGGGCTGATATTTACAGTAGTGCTAAACAGGGTTCTCCACGTTCCTGAATCCTCACTTCTGCCATAAACACAGTACAGTTTCAAATCCACATAACCATTTCCTCTGTCCTGTCCTGTTCTACAATTAACATACAGTCCTTTATTGATGACAACCCTTGTATTGGTCATATTGTTGACCGCTTCAATGATGTAGTAGTTACTTGGTCGTTTCCAACTGTCTGAAGGGTAAAGTGAAATCAAGGTGTCCTGAATTTCATCCTGAACTATTATTTGGCAAGGGTTGGCTTGGAAATATTCACTACCCTTGCCTTTTCTTTCCATATACACCCCTTCAAAGTCAACCTGTCTTAACTGTGATTTCTGCACAATCGATTTCGGTTTCATCAAGATTTTTGTTGTCTGTATCGGGGTGATGGGGTTGCCATAAATATCTTTATCGCTGAACAAATCTACTTTGGTTTCCGATTTTCTTTTCACAATCAAGACATCGCTGCGCTGTGCCATTTTGCATTTGAACCATCTGAAATCATCTGTAGTTGCTTTGGCAAAATCCAAATCGTGAATAACTGTCACCCCATTGGAAAATACAATCTTCATTTCAACCTTGCTTTCATATCCGTAGTGATGATAGTAGTACAGGATTTTGTCGAGATAGTGGTTTCTCATATAGCTGAATTCCATTTCTGCCTCACCGCTATTGAACAGGATGTCACGACCATACCCTTTGTCTTTTTGTTTGAAATCCCAAGACAGGGTGGTATAGCCTATTGGTTCGTCGATTTGTATTTCACCGAACCCGTCAGAAACAAAGTTTAGATAGAATTTTTCCCCTGCCATATACGAAATTTTTTGCACCTATGCAAGCACAGGTATGTACCTTTTTGGGTGCGTTATGTACCCGTTTGGGTATTAAACATTTATTCCTATTCCACTACCACGATTTTCAGCCTGTCTTGTGATATTCCCGTTTCTGTTTACAGAACTTGAGAAACCGTCACTATCCCATCTGTTTATGATTTTTGGTTGGCTGGCAATGTGTTTTTCAAGCATATTATCCATTTGCGCTGCTGTTATGCCATTATTTACCACTATGGTATGGTTTATATCATTGGATGATAAAAGATGGCTTAAATTGCGCTCAAAATCGTTTTTAAGTATTTTACTTGTTTCAGAGGCAGTATAGATTCTATCTCCTTTATCCAAGTATTTTAATCTCGCTCCTTTGTTGCTACCAAAATCCTTGATGTTACCGTATTTATCTGTGTGTAACTCAGCACCTTTTTCATCTGTGTAAGCAAGACCTCTCGGAGCGTTCTGAGTACCTTTTTCAAATGCAGGTGGTTTCTGAGCAGCAACCATTGCTATCTGTGCCAATCCGATGGCTGCGATGATTGCTCCAAACACAATACCTGCAATCCCTGCCTGACCGATTGCAGCCATAACACCCTGAGCAGTATTCATAATGATGTTTATGATTGCAAATTTTTGTTTTCTCCTGAATTCCTTGAGTTCCAAAGCACGTTTCTTTTCTTCGTACTCCCTTTCAATTTTTTCCTGTGCTGCTTTGTTGTCACCTGCGAATTTCATCGCAATTTCTTTTTGTTTTTCCAGTTCTTCAAGTTTTCGCTCTGTCTGCTCTGCCTGTGCCTTGTCAATCATTGCAAATGTTTCTTTGGCAATATCCATAGCAACCGTGAAAGCCAGTTTGAATTTCTCCCCTGTGGTTTCTGCTCCGACCCAAAGTTTCTGAAAGGTGGATTCCCCTGCCTTGTCGATGTCCAAGAACATATTCAAGGAACTTAAACCGATGGCATCCAATCCGTTTTTGATTGTATCTCCAGTAAGGTCAGCAAAGTAATCAAGCAATTTTTGATGTGCTTTCTCCAATGAAGTTTCCATATCGTCCAATGCTTTGTTCAGGTCTTTGTATTTCTGTTCGATTTTACCAAGTTCCTCTACACTTGTGGCGTTCATCATTTCTCGCATCTCGGCAACCGCAAGTTCTTTTTTAGCTATATCATAATACTGCTCAAAAGCGAATTGTTTTGCCATTATAGAGTTTGTGTCGGCTTCCATTTGTTTTTTGTAAAACGCCTTTTGGCTCTCGATAATCATCTTTTCGGTTTCCTCTACGTGCTTTTTCTTTTCATCCGCAATCTTCTTGTTGAAAGCGAGATTGTTTCTTGCAAGTTCTTCGGTTTTTGTTTGGGCTTCAACTGCTATTTTTTTAATTTCATTTGAGTTTCTTTTCTCAATATCTTGGATGTTTTTTGCGTGTTGCGCTCTTGTTATGTCTTTATTTCTGAGTGCCACATTATTTTTCTCAAAATCCTCAGCCATTTGCAGGTTTGACACAGCAGCCTGTTTATCTGCTTCCAGTTGTATCAACTGCATTACCCTGTCACTATATTCTTCTCTTGCTTTTAGTCGAAGGTCTAATGCAACCCTGTCATCATTCATACGGCTTTCAAACTCGGCTTTCTGACGTTCCAAGATGGCTTTTTTAAGAGCATATTCACTTTCAACTTCCTCAAATGACAAAGCGATTCTTTCCCTTCTCTGATGGATATGTTTCTCTCTTGTTTTTAGTTCTTTTGCATTTAACTCTGCTGAATCCACCGCTAATTTGTTTTGGATTCCCAACATATCGTTTGCTTTCTCTACAAGTTTGTTTTTATCTCTCTTTAACTGATTTAAAGAGGCTTCTTTCATCCCTTCGTCTTTAAGCCCTTCGATTCGGTTTTCTTCTGTTTCTTTTAGTTTTTTTATGGAATTTTGCAATTCTTCAATTCCTTGAACTGCGTGACCTGATGCACGTAAATCCCACATTTTTTTCAATCGTTGTTCCGCTACTTGTATTTCCCTGTTGTTTCTTTCACGCATTTTGATTTCTCCTTCAAGCGCACCGATTTGTTCAAATGTAGCGTTCATAGCGGTTTTGTTGGCAGCCATTTTTTCCTTCGCTCCCATCGCTTTTGTGAGTTCTTCCATCACTTTTTTGTTGTCCAACAATTTGATGTTTTCAAGTGATAAACTCATCAAATAGCTACCCCCTAAATTTTTCAGTTTATTGATGGCATCTATCCTTGCCAAATCAGTAAGGTTCTTGTCTTTGGCTACCGCAATTAATTCATTTAAGGAACGGATTTCTTTTTTGTACTCACCTGATGCTTTCCCTTGAGCATCTTGGAATTTTGTCAATGCTGCGGTTGTGCTTTCCAGTTGCTTTTCACCTTCAGCTAATTCCATCACCCACTCAATCAATTTAGCACCATAAATCGTTAGAAGTGTTACTCCAACTGACAAGGCGGTTTGCCAAGAGAATAAGGCTGTTGCCAATTGTGAAAATATGCTTGGTGCTTTTTTACCTTCTTCGTGTAGTCGTCTTGTTTGTGCGTGTGCCTCTTTAACTGAATCAATAAACATTGGGATGTTGTTTGATAATGCCAAGAATCCTGTGGACATTGACACAGCAAATGCAGGTGCTTCCCTTGTTAGTTGGTTTAGGTTGTGTTGTAACGGATTAAATGCCCCTGCGTAATTACCGACATTTCGGGTGTATTTCCCCATCGAACCATCAACGGCTTTCAATGCCCTGTCATACTTGGTTATCTGACCCAACAATTGCCCCATTTTTGTGGTTTCCTCTGCGGTCAAATCATTGTTCAGTTCTTTTTTAAGGGCAATATTTCTGTACTCATTTTGAAGTTCCGTTAGTTTTCTTTGAATCTGACCATAATAGCTTTCAGCTAATGATAGTTTTTGCTGTTCCCTTTCGTATGCTTTGGTCTGTCTGTCGGTGGCTGCCTCACTTCTTATCTTGGCTTGAGTAAGTTTTTCTTCCTCAATCTCAAGTTGTTTGGTGAGTATTGCGTTCTTTTTGAGTTCGTTTTGGATTTCAATGTACAATCTGCGTTGTTCTGCCAGTTTTTGATTGAGTTCGCCCATAGCACTCTTGCCACCACTCGGTGTCTTGATTGACCCCATAAGGACATTGACCTGTTTTACAGATTCAACCGTCTTTAGTAATTCGTCATTGAGTTTGTTCAGGTCGGATAGTGCGCTTGGCGACAATATCTCGATAAATTCTCCCTGTGCCATCGTAATACTGTATTATTGTTATTACTCAGTACAAACGTATTATTGTAGTTACCCGATATTCGCAGTACTCTTGATAAGCCTGATATATCTCGGTGCAAGAATCTCCCTTTGGAATTTATCAAACACAGTTTGGTTCAATCCGAAAATCTTTTTGCTGTATTTGGATTCGAGAAGATTTCTTTTCCAGTCATTGTTCCCAAACAGGTAAACATTGCTTCTAATCCTTCTTACGAACATTGCTTCAACAAATGCCCCTGAAAGTATCAAATCGACCATCCCTTGTGCCTGTGGATTCATCCTTGCCTTGAAATCGGAGTAAGCAAAACTTTGATATGGAACAGGCGTTCCGTCACCGTAAATATCTCCTTCCAAGAAATCCTGTTCTTTGAGCATCTTGATAGTTTTTTCGTCCTTGATGATAACCTCAAACGCCAGTTTTTCCAAAGTGGGGGTTCTTCTCACTCGGTTTACCCTTCTTAGATATTCTGCTGCACTTATACTCATTTTGCTTTCTCGCTTTTCTTGTATGCGCTTTTTTCCAAAGCCACAAACACAGATAATACCATTTTGTCATTGATAAGACTGTTGTTAGGCAATGCGTTGGCTAATGATACAATCCTATCGTAAAAGTCACCTTCTTCAGTCTTGTTTCCGCTTTTTATGCTGTCCATCTGCATCTTGACTATTGCCATTTCGTTTTCCAACAATCCGATTTCAATATCAAGAATCCTCTTTACTTCATCGACAAAAGGAACGTCAGGATTTATTATGATGCCATATCCTTTCTTGACTGCCTCAATGAAAGCCATCCTCATTTCTTTTGTAGTCTTTTCATAGTAGTAAAACGCCAAACTACTTCTGAGAACGTCGATTTTGTATGCGTTTGCCATCATTTCTGCCTGTAACCGCAGATATTCCTTAGCTGTCTGATTATCAGACTTTAAGAAGTAGTCATCATAGATTTGCATAAACACTTCTTCCAACCCTTTTTCTTTCGGTTTGGGTTTTAGCTGCTGATAGTCTTTTGTTTTCAGAATGTCGAAGAAGACTTTTGCAGGAATGGTTTCTATGCTGTCATATTTTGGCACGGTATCGGTTTAAGCAAAGATAGCTGCCAAATTAGGCAGCTATCTCATTCGTAGTAATTAACATCGCAAAAATTAAGCTAATGGCGTATAACAATTACAAAGATACTAATTTTCCCGTCCATATTTAGGCGGTTTTAATTTCTTTGCATTACGTTTCGTTTCGTGTGGCTTTTTTTCAAAGATAAAGTCCTTGTTTTCAACGTCTTCCATTTCGTTTTCAATGACCTCTGTTTCTTGAAATACCTCTAATTCAGAAACAGATTTCTTTTTTCCACCGCAGCCACACCCACAATCGTTATGTTTTGGTGGATTGTCGATAAATTGCATAATCAACCCAATGTCCTTTTGTTTTGTATTTTTTAAAATCCAATCTACCTTGAACTCGGTTGTCTGTTTGCAAAACGCTTTTGCGCTTTCTCCGTTTAAGATTACATCAAATATCTTCATAACAATTGTGTTTACCGTTACGGTGCAGGTGTAATTTCTGCTGATTTCCCTTTATAGAATCTTGTTCCGATTTTGGCTACTTCCACACCTGCAACCGCATCATAAAGGGCTACAATGTATTTGTCAGTCACAGTAGGAGCAGTTGTAGGTTGGTACTCATACTCGGCTGTCGCATCATTGTAAAGCAAGGAAAGTGCTGTTATTGGGTCGTCCACACCATTTTTGAACGATTTGATATTGGCAATATCAATCGCTTTTAATGGGGTCAACTGATTCATAGCAAACACCGCTTTGAAATATACTTTTCCGTCAGCCACACTCGCACGACCTGTGATAACAATGTCGGTAATCGGGCTGATGTCAAAGTTAGGGTTGAAATCCAATACAGAGGCATCCAATAATGCCACATCACGATTGAACTGAACCTCATTGGTCAATTGCATCGAAACTAAAACGTGAGATGATGCAGAACCATCCGTGAACATATACGTTCCGTTGTTCAACATACCCAAGTCAAAACCTGTGAAGTTTTTACCATTTGTTGCCCCTGCAATCGCCCCTGATGAGAATACTTTCAGTACATCAAATGCTTGGAATGAGTTGTAAGTGTATAATGCACTCGCCCATTTCCATCCACCTTTAACGAACTTGTATGTGAACTCAGGAAGACCGTTTCGGACAACCGTTTTGATTCCACCCTGAAATTCTTCTGTGGTTGCTTCAGGGGTTTTGTTTTCTGCTTGTACGGCTTGAAGGACAGGTACAAAGTTGCCAAGTTGAATCTGTTCGTTTACATACTCAAGATTGAATTCTTCAGTAGCTAAATCTAAACTCCATCCTTTTGGAACTATGATAAAACCTGTCAATCTACCTTCTTGAATTATACAGTCAGGCAACCCAAGATTGATGCGGTTCGCAATACAATCTCTTTGATTAATTTTAATTGACATATTTTTAAAATTTACGTTAAACAATTGATGTTTGATTTGTTGATTCTTGCCTTGAACTCAAGTCTTCGGGCATCAACAATGTCAACTGTGACTGCTTTGGTCTGTTTTGGAAGATTACTTGTGAAATCGAACCTGTCTAAATCAACTCCGTAGTTTGGAATGTCAAACGTTTTGTACACATCCTCAAAGTTTGAGTACACTAACTGCACTACGTTATTGTTCTCCACCTCTTGCATTATTTGGTCGGTGAGTTTGTTAAGTATGTTGGTGTAGTTGATAAGTGACCGAGTATCGTTGTAGTATTCGGTCTTTGTCGCTGTAAACAGTACAAAACAGATATGACCTGTCATTGTTTCTGTCATACTATGCTCCATATTATCAATTATGTACCAAATGAGAGGATATTTTTGTTTACCGTTTCTGCCCTGAATCCATCGTGCCAACTCTTTGTTGTCACCAAAGTGGAATTGCACAAGTTTAGTAACTTCTGTCTTGGTCTGTAAATCGCTTGAATACTCATCGTATGTGATTTCCATTCCTTCAAAAATCTTTCTAAATATGCTTGATGCAATCATAAGAATCTGTTTTCAAAGTCAACAAATACATAATTCGCAGTAGGGTAATCCTCTCTTTTGTCCATTAGGAACTGATTTAAGCTAACAAAATCACCTTCAGGCATATAAGCTACCATTGCGACAAATTCGTTCCATATCGGGTAAAATTTGTTGGCTGCATTGCCTAATTTGGCGTTTTTCGGGTCAATGATATTAGCGTTAAGGTTGCCATCTATCCTACTTTTATCGATGAAGTATTTCACCCAAATGTAGTTAGTGAACAACGACTTAACGTGTTCCCCGATTTTGTAAGCCAGTCCATTCCATTTCTTTCCATCATACTCAACACCATTCACCAAATCCAACCACTTTTGGGGTGCTTCAGAGGTTAAAACCCCGTCAATCATAAAACTGTCAAATTCATTGAACAGTTCCAATCCCAAAAGGTTCTGCATAAACAACCTAATCTCTGTATCAATAAGTTGAATGAGAAACTCCTTGTCACCACTTTGACTTTCGTTTATGTTGGCAATCAGGTACTTGCCTGTGAAATATTTCTCATCTATTATATACATCGCTTATTTTTTTTGTTGTCCTTGAGGTTTTGCTTTAGGTTTTTCTTCTTCTTCAGGCTTGATTTTAGCCACTTTCTGTTCTACAAGCATACCTGCTATGTCTTCGCTGAAAATAGCTTCATCTCCTGCCTTACGGTTGCTGTAATCTTTGATAAACACAACCATTACGTCACCTTTGTCCATAATCAAATAATTAAGTTGCCAATGTTGTAAGTGCTGCTGTGATGTCAGTCACTTTTCTGAATCCCGTTCTATCCACGTTACGGATAAGGAATAACATACGTTTACGCCCTTTGATGGTAACCATATCTTCAACAAATCCAGTTCCTACATAATCTCTCGATAATGTAACAGCCCCTTTTTCGTAGATTCTTCCGTATCGTGAATCTCCTACTACTAATTGGTTGTCAGGAATGTTGTTGTCTTCGATGATTTCCATCGCCCCGATATTGGTTTTGTCAGGGAAGATGTAACCTTTATTCGCATCTTTTTTCAATTGCAATCTGTCAATTGTATTGGCGTTCATTGCAACGAAATTTGGCATATATTTTGAACCTCTGTTCAAAACGATGTCGGTTCTCACTTTTTTCACAAGGTCATAAATGTTAGCATCCACAATCCCTGATGCAACCGCAGTATATGCAGGTGCTTGGGTCATAATGCCCGACATATTATCGCCTGTTCCTGCTCCAGTTGCAAGTTGTGCATCTCTAACAACCTGAATGTTCACGTTGATAAACATATCCAACTCAGCAGCAGCACTCGCTTCATCTTCTCCGAATTCTTCTGAAACTGGCAACGTATCACCAATTTTTTTCAAATCCATTGAGTATTTGGCGAATTTCGCAGTAGATTCAGGGAAAACAGCACCTTCAGCAACCATAGCTGCTGCTCTTACTGTTGTAGCCTCATCCCAATCGTGATAAACCACTTTCCCTGCATCATTGCCAATCGGCATTTGGATTTTAGGGAAAACATCATATAAACCTACTTTTTTAACGCCAAGTTGTCCAATACCGTCCAATAGGTATTGTGATGCAGAGTTTGCTATGCTTGCTCTCACAGTATCGGCTTTTATTACGACATCTTCTTTTGAATGTCCTTTAACCATATCTATGATTTCTTGCTTTTTCTCTACAACTTGTTCGTACATTGTTTGAGGTTTATTTGGATTACCTTTTAACTCTGCAATTTGCTGAGTTATCTCAGTACCTAAGAAATCCTTCAGGTCGTCTTGAGCAGTTTTTAACTGCGCTTTGACTTCATCCGTAATTTCTAACTTACGCAACTCTTTTTCGTGCGCCTGTAGGTCTGTTTTGTATTGGTCTAACTCAGCATTTGTGAGTTTTTCCAATTCTTCTGAAGTTTTGTAAACAAACATAATTTGAATTGTTTTAAATTATACTTTTACGTCTTTTCTGAGTGACTTCTTCTGTCGGCTCTGAGGTTTCCTTCTGAGTACCCGTAGGTGGCTCAGGTATCGATATTACACCTGTGGAACTGTTTGATGCAAATAGAACCAAACTACTTTCCTTTACGTTTTCCGCTTCGGTCACAACGAAGAAGTACGGGATGTCCTCATAATCTTCCTTGTTTGCGATTTGGTCATAGAATTCATTATAGGTTTTCATTTCTTCCTTGTCTTCCTCACGGGTACTACGCATCGCCATTTTGATAGTGATGTATCTCATTCGTACACTTGCCTGAATATCATCACCATCCTCTAACCATTCCTTTGCTAAGGGATGGATAATTTTGTCTTTTGCGACTTTGTAAATCAGGGCTTGCGTTTCCCCTTCGTATGATTTACCGATGGCAGAGAAAGGAATTTCTGCCGTGAACATCTGTATATCGCTTTTCTTGGCGATAACCTTGTCCATCTCAAGTTTGTGGTCGGCAACAAGGTAATTTTTACCCTGATTGTCCTTGAGAGTTTTTTTCCAAATGCCGTTGGTGTGCATATCCCCGTGAGAATCAAGGATTTTAGTTGCGTTTACTACAATGTAGTAGTGGTCGTCATCCGTTGTGAAATCTTTAATGTTTTCCATTGTTTTCAATGAAATTCCTGATTTTATCGGGATTCCGACACCTTTTTCGCAGGATTTCATAATTTTTGCACGTTTTAATGCAAGAATATCCTCTTTATTGGTCTTTAATTCAGAAAACAACTGTTCTTCCGAATCAAAATGCTTGTTCAATTCTCTACAAAATATCATAATCACTTACATTTATGGTTGAACAATCGTTTTATATCTGAGTTTTTAATGTCTTTTTTTGGTGTCCTTGCCACCTTCCAAATCTTTTTTCTTCTTCAGCAGTTGTTGTTTTAGTTTCGGGTCTAAGTTTTTTTTCTCCAACTGTCTGTAGATTTCGTTCAATGTTAACCTTGTTCCCATATCTCCTTTAATTTTTGTTGTACAATGCTTTGGTCTAATCCTAATTCTGCCGAAACTTTCAGGTTATTTATCTGAGTTTGCTTCACATTGGCACGTTCCTGTTCAAATATCTTGTTGAACGACAAATGCGTGAACTCCTTCCGCAAATCCTGAAGATTGAATATGTTTTCAAATACGTCTGTCAATTTCTGACCAAGTGGTTTGAGGCAGTAGTCTATCATCCTTCCCATCGCTTTTTCTTGGTTCTCGAAGGTTGCACCGCCCTTGAGCGACATCTCCACAATATCTTTGGGAACTCCGTACATCTTGGCGATGATGTACACCTTTGAGAAGAAGGAATCGTCCAACTTCAAATCGGCAATATTATCCACAAAGTGATGGACATCTACCTTGCTTCCAGTTGCAAATATGTTCTTTCCGCTACGGGCATTTTTCTCAAGTGAACCCTTCTCATCTTTCCCCATCATCTGTGATGTGATGTCGTTTTGGTCGTGCTGCCCCGACACCATAAACTTCTGCGAGAACTCAAGGTTCACTTCTTCAGCACTCACCGCCAAATTTGAGTTAGTCACAATGCCATAGAGAGCATCCAAACGGCTCACGCCCTGATACCAATCGCCATTGACACCGCTTGTGTCCTGTATGATATGGAGTTTTGCCAAGTCCAATGTCAGGGTAGAACTCCCTGTCTTGTACGTGAATGTTCCTTTTTGGATATTTTTCTTGGTTTCCGTGCCGTATTTTGAGAATGAGAGCGTTTTGAAAGCCTCTCTTTGGTCACGGCTCAGTTGTATGTTGTTCTCGATTAAGAAGTACATCACCCCGTTCTGTTCGTATAGATAGGCATTACCGAGAAGTATGTTAAAGATGTAGTTTTGGTCAAAATCTGACCACGTTTGCCATTGGTTCGGATTCCCTATTTTTTCGTACAGGTAATCTTCCTCATCCAGTTTGTTTTCCGTATAGGTGTTGTATTTTCCCATCGCATAGTACTCAGCGATGAGTTTAAATACAAATAAGGCAGCAGGACTATCCAAGACGGTCTGCATCTTGTCGTAATCCCTACGTCTTTTACCACGAAAAGCATTGATTATTTTGTAGAAATAGTTGTTCCGACTATTATCAAATGTCGGAATACCCCCGAATGATATGTTAAAATCGAAATGCACTATACATATTTTTCAACCAAAGGTACGAATTTTATCAAAACATCATAATTTTAACAAAAACTTTAGCGAAAAACTCAAATAAAGTACAACGGATTCTCAAATATTTTTTATTATACCTTGATTGAACATCCATTGAATACCGTATGAGATTGCATCGATTGTATGATTGTCTGTATCGACTGTCATCTCAGTTGTGTTTCCCCGAATATCGGTGGCATAGCGGTAGTTAGCCTGCTCATATTCAATGTTCTTGCTTGTAGCGGTGTAATAGATGTTCAGGTTAGAAATCATCCCTATACGGTCAAGTATCTTGCTCTTGTGACCAATCCCCACAGCATATTCCCAACCTGCCTTACGGAGCGAGATTATCTTTGATGGTCGGTTGGTATCGCAAATCACATTGCTCTTGAATGGAATCTTCCAAGCAGCGAACAGCCAAGTGACCAATCCTTCTTCTTCCATCCCTTTTATCTGCGACAATTGGGTTGTTGTCATCTTGCTTCGTATCTCGTTCTCTGAAGCATAGTTTATTTCGTGAACATAGACGTTCCCATCGTAGTATTTGAGTTCGACCACCGCAAAGGGGTCAACCATCCCAAAGTCAACGCAGTAAATCGGGGTCGCCACAATCTTGGCATAGTCTTCCACAGAAACCCGTTTCCAATGGTAAACCCTTCCTTCAACCGAACCGATTTCACCAAGACCATAAACCTTCCATTTGTTCAGCCAAAACTCGGAGCGAATCGTTCCGTCATCATTGTAGGCAAGTTCCCTGTACCTTTCGATATTTCGCACCTCTTGAATCGGCAGATACTCATTGTCCTTGTAGGTCAGGTTGATGAAGTTCTTATCATTCTGCATATCGTTCAGCCAAAACAAGGCATCGGGGTTGTAGTCACAAATCATAACCTTTGCCCTTTGGCTCACATCGGCATACGCAGACAGCGTTACCCTGTTCGCCTCATTGATAAAGATAATATCCCTTCTCCGACCTTTCCCAATATCGGCTTTGTCCAACCCGATAAACTCACAATAACCACCGCTATGAAAATGCACCACCCCTTCCCTTTCGTGTATCGCCCGAACTGGAACGTTCCAATCCCTGAGTATCTTCACGAAATCCCGAAAACAGGTGTCCATCAATTTGGATTTCTCCGCAGAACAAATGGTCACATCAATCCTTCTGCGCATAAGGGCATCGATGAGTATCATCAAGATAGAAATCGTCTTTGATGCACCCTGACCCCCCTGCACAATGTACAACGGCTCACGATTGCGGAACAACCGCATTATCTTCCAAAATGCCGTTGTGGGCTTGTACTTAAAATCTTCCTTTGGCTCTAATCCAACTTCTTCCGTCATCTCCATAACCAAATCTTTTTAAGTAATATTGGTAACACAGTAATCCTATGTTACCAATATTACTCGGTTTATTTTAACTTTCCCCGAAATTTACCAATCGCAGGTCGGGCAATGCCCCTCATTGTTCAGATAGCTTCCGCAGTTAGGACACTTCTTGAAATCCCCATCGCTGCCACTATCAACATCCTTTTCTTCCTCTACCAAAGTTTCTGAACAAGAAGGACAATGGCATCTGTGCAACATTGCTGCTTTCGCCCTTGAGATTGCCAATGCTGCAAATCCCGTTTCTGCTGTTGTGATACAATTTTTCATACTTCAATTATTTAGATTACTAATATTACTAATATTACTTTTGTTTTTTCTTTACTCCTAATTCTTTGCCAGTCATAACGAAATATAGGTTCTGTAATTGGTGAACATATTTTATTGGCGGTGTCTTTACCATACATTGCCCTTCTCCATCCGCAAAATACAGATAAGGCGTTCCTTGATACACTACCGTGCCATCATCCAATTCATTAATCTTTTTCCATCCAAGACTTTTAAGCCATCCTGCCGTAATCGGTATCGGGTCTGTCTGTGATACCCTATACCTGAACAACTGCATAACGTGATTACCCACATCTTTTTGCATATATCCCTGCAATGATGAATCGGATATTTCCACAAGAACAAACACTTCTCCATCTACTTTGAGATAGTTTCCTAATCTTAATTCTGCTGCTTCCATAACTGCTTCTTTAAAAATCACAATCAGGACAACAACCTGTAGCAAGCATAGGCTTACCACAATCAGGACATAACGGATAATTACCATCATTCTCAATCTCAACTGTCAACCCTGTTTCTATTTCTACCAACAATATGGCAAACTCTGCTGATTCCGCTTCTGTCTGAGCGAATATCAAAGCGTACTGTAACGCCTGTTTTATTTTCTGCAACTTCTCTTTTGTGAATTCCATAAATGACTGTTTTAATTTGTTGTACTATTATTCTTACAGCGGTCTGTGACTACTTTTGGGTGGTGTGGTAATGAATGGGGGTCGCCTTTCATTCTCTTACGTTCTGCTCTCTCTCGCTTGCATAGCTCGTTTCTAATGGCATTACGGTTGTGTTTGGCGCTACAGCATAGGATGAGTGCAGATAGTGGTTTATATGGCTTGTATGCACGTTGTTTTGTGGTGTGTGTGTGGGGGCTTGGTGTGTGTGTGGTGTGTGTGGTGTGTGTAGTCATTGTGTTAGTGTGTTAGTGTGTGTAGTGTGTGTGTGGGTTCTGCTGCTGCTGCTCTGCTGCTGTCCTGCTCTGCTGCTGTTACTGGTGTGTGTGTGGTGTGTGTGTTACTGGTGTGTGTGGGGGCTGCTGCTCTGCTCTGTTTACACAATGTATATTGTGTAAACATAATGATATAGTTAATATACTGGTTATCAGGCTGTTACTGTATAGGCTATTTATCTTGTTTACTCAATGTCGTATTACTGTACATTGTGTTACTCTAATACTTCAAACTCTGCATCTGTTATATTGCCTAATAACGGGTTATTACTGAAGATAGGCGTTACGGGGTGCAGGGTCAAATCTGTTTTAACGGGGGCTTTATAACCGTTAACATCACATATTAATTTTAATGCGTTTATTTTGTCGCGGTCTTGTTTTCCCTTTTCTACAATGTATAACAGTTCTTTTAATACTCTTTCTTTGCTAATTAGCCCCGTTTTAATAGACGCTTTTGTTTTTTTGGTGGTTTCCTTCATTACTTTCTTTCTGATTCCTTCAGAGGCTTTTAAATACATTTCTTTGCCATCCTTCCAAAATTTACAAAAGGTTCTTTTGCTACAGCCGAATTTTGCGTTAATCTGCACAAATGTATTTTCGTAATTTGTGTTACATTCGAGTAAATCAATTATATTATTTATAATGTTTTCCCGTTGCTCTGTATAATTTTGCTTTTTTTCCATTGTTTACAGCGTTTGCGAAAACAGCAGTTTTCCAGTTAATCATTGCTTTATCAGTAATAACGGCAGTTAAAGTTTGAATTTTCTGCACTATTTTAACTGTTTAACTCAAAATTACGGTTTTTTGTGCAAATGAATTATTTATTTTTTCTTAAATAGTTGATTTTGTACTATTTAAGAACCTGCGGAGCAGTCGAAAATGTTAAAATTTAATTTAATTACATAATTAATTTTGTAATTTAAAATATAGCTTTATATTTGCATCAGAATTGAAACAAACAACAACAATTTTTAATACTTATCATTATGAAAGTTTTATTTTCAAAAGAATATTCTAAAAACAAATTTATTGTATTACACGATAAAATAAATTTTCGAGTTTGCGACATTGTTAAAATGCAAATGACAGAAAGAAAGGATTTTAAAAACTGTTTACAAATCATTAATTTTTTATAGTTATGAATTCAGCAAATTTTGATGCAGCAGTTGAAAAAACTGAAGTAACTGAAGTTACTGAAGTAACTGAAAATACAATTATTGTAATAGAAGATAATAGTATTATTGTCAGTGCTATTGCGAAAAATGATATTTTTGGTTCTAATGGCAGAATTTACACAACGTTAATTTATGAGAATCAAAATATTAAAGATATTGAAACAATCATTAAAATCATTAAAGCCGATAAAGGCGAAAATTTAGATTATTTTGATAAGTATGGTAATAAGTTTGATTTTTCAGAAATAACCATTAAAAACGTAAAATTATGAGTAATAAAAGGCAATCCAGTGTAGGTATGTTTTATTTATATACCTTTTTAATCTTCATTCTTTTAAACTGGTTATTTTGGTAAAATGCAAATGTTAAAAGAATGTTAAAATTACAATATTAATTTTGTAATTTAAATTATAAACGTATCTTTGCTTCAGAATTAAAAACAACAACAAATTTTAAAACAGTTTAACGGTGAGTTTTTCACCCCTATAAAATTAAATCATTATGAATTCAATTAAATCAAATTTAGGTCAGTACATTTTTTTAGCAATCGCAGGGTCTGCAATTTTAGTAATGTTAGTTACGTGCATCGCAAACGGTGGCGACATCTAAAAAATAAAATGTTAAAATTACAAAATTAATTTGGTAATTAAAATTAAGTTACTATATTTGTATCACAATAACAGAGAAACAAAATCTTAAAAACAACAAAGGCGAATTTAACACACCTTACAAAACATCAAAATTATGTCAACAACTGCAAAATTATTCGTAACAGATTACAACAGCTACAACAACGGAACGCAATTTCAATTTGGTCATTGGGTTGAATTAAACCAATTTTCTGATGCAGATGAATTTAACGACTATTTAACTGCTCATTTTGAAAGTGTGGGAATTTCTGACCCCGAACCAATGTTCACAGATTTTGAAGGTTTTCCTGCCGATTTATACAGCGAATCATTGAGTAATTCAGATTTAGAGAAAATCTTTAAATATATTGAGTTAGACTATGAAAATTTGGATGACAATGATAAATTAAACCTTTGGAATGAGTACTGTAGCGAAAACAGCTATTTTGATGATGAAATTTTTAATTTTGATGATGAATTTTTTAGTGTGTTTTTTGAAGGTAAACCAATGGAAGCAGCCCGCGCAGCTTCATTCGGTTCTTTGAATTGGTCAGATGATTACATTCGTTTTAACGGTTATGGCAATTTAGAAAGTACTAACAATGTAATGGACTGGATTGATGAAAGCCCTATGTTAGAATGGTTGATGACCCGATAAAAAACCCGTAAAAAAATCAGTAAAAAAATTAAATAAAAAAGCTATGAAAATATTTTACAAAATCACAGAAAACAAAGGAGCAAAATATAATAACTTACATATTGATTTATATGTCGGTTCGGAACGTTGGACAAATTTAATCGGTTGTATAACTTTTCAGCAGGATGCAGACGGTTCAGAAAATTGGTATGCAATGCGTTTTGAAGTAAATTCTGATAAATTTGAAGACTTTCAAAATATGGCTAAAATCGCCAAAAAAATTAAAGATAACTGTATTTACAGAGCGCAACCCGTCGAAATATTGCACGTATTAGAGGCAAAAGAAATTTATTTGTTTATGGGTGAAAACGTTCTAATGTCGGACAAAGGGAAGTACTTATTTGCTGTTAATCAAAATGATTCTGTTTATACTTACATTGTTGCAGCTAATGAAATGACAGCCCAAAAACAAGTTAATAAATTGAAAGCCTTAAATTTAACGCTTGGTAACTCATTTTTGATTGAATAAAAAAATCGTAAAAAAAAGTAAAAAAAAAATCGTAATTAATTTTGTAATTCAAATTAAAAGCGTATCTTTGAAGTATAAATAAAACGAAAAAAAAACAGCTATGAAAACACAACTTAATTCAAACCTATTCCCGATTATTTCAGTTGCAATGTATGGCACGTTCTTAGATGCTGCCGAAATGTTTGACGATTACCAAATTAATGCGGATTTTGAAAACGGGGATTCTGATTTTAACGCTTCAGAATTTTGGGAGCGTTTTAATAATCAACGTTATGTTAAAAGCATAGAAAAATTAGCTGCTGACTTTTTAGACGGTCAAATTACTGCTGAGAATTACGATTTTGAAATAACTGTAAAATGTGGCGAATTATACAGCCCTAAATTTTACAACTTTGCCAATGACCAAATTGAATTGGATGTTGAATTTGACCGTGCAAAGGTTCTGCAAATAATCGCAGAGAATGAAAACGAATTTAACCAGTTTTTAAAAGAAAATTATTCGTCTTATGATGGTTTTATAAGTCATACGGCTAACAACCTGAGCCAATGGTATAACGATTTTGCAGACGAAAATGTTCAGGCAATCGGGGCAGTATTAACGTTCTTATTTCAGGACGAAATAAAAGAGAATGACGAAAATTTGAAATTTTACTACCATTGCAGCGAAAATTTGTTTTATTCTGAATTTATCGATTAAAAAAGAGGCGAATATTACACACTAAATCAAAGAACTATGAAAAATATTAAAATTCTTTCTTTCTGTCTTCTTACTGCTGCAATCGGGTTTTATTGCGGTCAAAACAATAGACAAAATGCAATTGAAAAAAGAGCAGAAGAACAGCCCGTAAAAAAAAGCTATAGCAATGCAGATTTGGAAAAAATTATTTTCGGTTCTGTTCAGGGCTGCGAATGTGAAAAATGTATTTCGCAGTAATTAAGTTACAAAAAAATCACGAAAAAAACAACTAAAAAAATCATTATGAAAACAAAAATAATACACTATTTATCTGAATCAGGTGACAGCGTAATAACTGAAAAAATCGTCACAATTTTAGGAATCACTATCTTTAAAAAAATCATTTCTTTATAAAAAAAATTACTCCCAAACTTTAAAAAAAAATCATTATGAAAACAATATCAGTATATAAATTCACAGAATTAACAGAGGCAGCAAAAGAAAATGCAATCAATAGATTTTTAAATGATGACCGTGAATTTTGGCAGTACTACGAAATAAAAGCCAGTATAAAAGACGGGCTTAATTTTTTCGGGTTCGGTATGGGTTGCAATTACTCCATCGATTACGGCAGCGCAAACAATTCAGATGCAAATGTTACAGCCTATCATAATTATGACGAAATTCAGGATTTAAAAGGAGTTAGATTATTTAAATACATTCAAAACAATTATGAAAATATCTTAATACCGACTGCCGAAAATAGCTGCCCTTTTACGGGTGTGTGTTACGATGAAAATTTTTTGGACGGTATCAGGGAATTTATGCAAAGACCTTCAGAAATTACATTTCACGAATTGATGGAAAATTGTTGCAAAAAAATCTTTCAAGCAATGGAGCAGGAATTTAATTATTTTAATTCAGATGAATTTGCATCGCAGGAATTAGACGAATTAGATTATGATTTTTTAGAGGATGGAAGACGAATCTAAAAAAAAACTGCTGCTTCCCACTATGAAAAAAAGCAGCAGTTTAAAAGCTATTGTAAAATATAAACCTTTATAAAGCTACAAAAAAAATCGTAAAAAAAAACAATCAAAAAAAAATCAAAAAAAAATGAGTTACATAAAAGAAATAAACGTCATAATGGAACGGTTAAAAAAAGAGGATAATTTGACAATTGACCAAATTTTAAATATGTCTATGTTAGAGTATTATGATAATCTATTCAAAAGAGCCGTAATAATTCACAAAGAAGAAAAAAATGCTGCTGAAAAAAATGCTGCTGCTGATGGTTAAAAAAAAATACTGCTGCATAATTTATAAAAAAATGCAGCAGTACAAAATGCAAAAAATTCTACTTCCGTATAAAGATAAAAAAAATCATAAAAAAATGGATTCAATTCAAAAAATTATTTACGTGCCATTGGAAGAAATTCAGAGCAAAAATTACGATGCAAACGTATCAAAGTACGGTGAACATTCTGATACCTGCTTAATTTGTGGCAAAAGAACAGCCAATAAAAAAAATACCAAATCTGTTCACTACCTTACAACTGGCGAAATTGTTTCTACAATGGAAGACCACGAAAATTCACAAGGCTGTTTTCCAGTAGGAGCAGAATGTGCAAAAAAACTGGTGATAAAATTTGCGTTCTGATTACCCCCCGTAGCAAAGTGGGGATTTAAAAACAGCCTACACTCCCACCCTGCCGAGCCTCACTAACAAATTACGATTTTAATTTTTTAACACTAAATAAAAAAAATATGCCGTACCTTTCATCAAAAATCAAAATAGAAAAAACAGAATTTGACCGCAGAGTTAAATTAACTGAAGACGATAAAAAATTAATCATTTGGTTATCTGAAGAAGAAAAACTGTCACAGCGCAAATTAGCTGCTCAGTTCAATGTTAGTCGTCGTTTGATACAATTTGTACTCGACCCTGAGAAATTGGCTAAAAACAACGAAAAAAGAGCAGAGAGAGGCGGTTCAAAACAGTACTACGATAAAGAAAAGCATAGGGAGTATATGAAAGACCATCGCCACCATAAGCAGGACTTAAAATTGAAAGGTCTGATACATTTGGATTCTGAAAAAAATCCTGCTGCTGATGGACTGGAAAAAAATAATCCTGAAAAAAATCAGGAAAAATCAAAATAAAAAAAACCGAAAAAAAATCGGTTGAAAAAAAAGCTAAAAAAAAATTCGTAAAAAATTAATTCAGAAATTATGGCACTAACTAAGTTTATAATGAGAATAGAGGCTGAACAGCATTTTTTAATGCCCCGTAGAGGATAGGGTCAGGGCTATGTACACCTGCCACCAAATCACAAATATTGGGGAGTTGATAAAAAAGATTTACCTGACCACATTCAGGTTCACGGGGGAGTAACTTATTCTAAGCAGGAAGATGAATACTGGGTTTTTGGTTTTGACACTAATCACGCATTTGACACTATTGAAAATTGCACAGAGGAATATGTACTGGAGCAAACATTGAAATTGTCGGAGCAACTGGAACTCTAAAAAAAAAATCGGTTATGGAAGACGGGGAAAAAATAAAAAAGGGTGATGAATTTCTATGTATAAAAACATACGCAATGATTCACGGGGAAATAGCTTTTTTTGAAGGCAGGATATATAAATCAGTTGATGACGGTTCTTTGAAAAGTGAAATTGCCAAGCATCATCTGATGGATTTAAACGATGATTTTTATACTCATTTCAAAAAAAATGGTCTAAAAAAAAATGGTTTTTGTTTTAACTAAAAAAAAATTGTATGAAAAAAATTGTGGATTTTATAGACGAACTCCCTGAGCCATACCGCAGCAAAGCATTGCACAATGTTCAGACGATGGCAGGAGCAGCCCCCAATACAGAGGCAGAAAACCATCACAGCGCAATAAGTAGGGCTTTTATTTGGGGTTTAAGTCCTGAAGGTCAGGAATATTGGGAAGATTTTTTTAATAGCCTGAGAAAAGAACATTTTAAAAAAAATCCTGAAAAAAATCAGGAAAAAAATTAGTCAAAAAAAAATCCAATAGTTTGTGACTATTGGACTTCCACTCTTAACTTAACAAACAACAATTTTCGCTATTTCAAATATAGTAATTTTTATTAATAAGATGAAAAAAATATCTGACTTCTACCAAAATAATTCTGCTGACTTAGACCGTGCAACAAAAGAAATTCTACCTGCCCTGATGAGAGTGCAGCAAAAATACGGCAATGACGGGCTTATCCAGTACGCATACCAAATGAATGACGAAATTCAAAAGAAAATCGGTCTGTCCGAACTGACAACCTGCTCCAAGCAACAATGTTCTTTCTGCTGCCATTCCACAATAAATATTTCGCACGGAGAGGCAAAATACATCCGAAAAAAAATCAAGGAAAATGGGATTAAGCCCGACAAAAAGCGGTCAAAAATTCAGAACTCAGCTAATATGAGCGCAGAGAATGAGCAATCGCTAAAATGGGTAGATAGAGCCTGTCCATTCCTCTCATCCACCGATGGCAAAGGTGACTGCACCATTTACGAAATTAGACCCCTACTCTGCCGTAATCACAATTCTATGCAGGAAAATTTCAATGACTGCAATAAAGAGGACGATTACCACCGATGGATAAAGGAAGGTCGCCACGTTGCGTTAGAGGCTGTCACAATAGCTGTTATGCTGCTAACTCAGGAAGAAACCCCTATGACCCCTATTCATAAGATTTTCTAATAATATCAGTAATATTATATTTTTTGTGTTATTTATATTTTTTATAAAATAATATTACCGAGTAACATAAAAAATACTTTAATTTGTAGTAATATAATTAACATCAAAAATATGAGTAAAGTAATCGCATTATCAAATCACAAAGGTGGAGTTTCAAAAACAACATCCACCGCAAATATCGGAGCAGCATTAAATATCTTGAAAAAAAAAGTGCTGCTGATTGATTTAGACCCACAAGCAAACCTATCACAAAATTTCGGGTTTACTGACCAAGAAAAAAATGTCTATACAGCTATGAAGGGAAAAGATTCTTTTGAGCCTGTAGAAATAAAAAAAGGATTCCATATTGTTCCGTCCGTACTGGACTTGTCAGGGGTTGAAATTGAACTGGCAATGGAAGCAGGTAATCAATACATCCTGAAGGAATTGATTGATGAAGTTTCAGAGCAATACGATTACGTTCTGATTGACTGCCCCCCATCATTGGGATTACTGACCATTAATGCGTTCACGGCTGCCAATGAAATTATCATTCCTTTGCAAGCGGAGTATTTTGCGTTGCAGGGCTTGGCAAAAATGATTGACGTAATCGATAAGGTAAAAAAGAGGCTGAATAAGGAACTAAAAATAGGTGGGGTGCTGATTACCCAATACAGCCATAGAAAAGTTCTTAATCGTGAGGTTGTTGATGCTGCTGAGGACTATTTTGGTAGCATTGTCTTCAAGACAAAAATCAGGGATAACATTTCATTAGCTGAAGCACCTGCACACAAGATGGATATTTTTAACCACAATCCATACAGTCACGGGGCTACCGATTATATGGCACTTTCAAAAGAAATACTTAAAAATAAATAATACAATATTATTGCGTAATCAAATATTATTTAGTAATATTGCATTATTAAAGAATATAAAAAATACGATATTATGGCAAAACAATTAAAAGGTGCGTTGAGTGCATTGTTACAAGACCCCGTAGAAAAAAATACTGTAGAAAAAAAGAGCGTAGAAAAAACTGAAATACGTTCTACTTTCATAGTTGACAAAGAAAAGTTGGAGCAGTTGAAAGCCATTGCTTTTAACCACAACATCCTGATTAAAGATGTAGTTGATTCTGCTTTTACAAAATACATTACTCAGTATGAAAAAAAGCACGGGAAGGTACAACCTATTCCTGATAAAAAAGAAATGCCTATTTAGTATGGAGCAGGAAACGGTATTAAAAGTAGCTGCTGAAGAAATAAAAGAAATTCTTCGGAAGTATGACATAGCAGGAATTGTTTCCCTGCACAATGTTGGATTTGGTGAGTACTTTATGCACCTTCGGACATCTTACTCTTGTGCTTATCAAATTTCTGACGAAACGATGGTATTCAAATCCAAGAGAGAGGACTATAAAACGCAAGAAGAACACATCAAAAAACTGAGCGACACCGCAAATATGTTGGAAATATTGAAATACTGTGTAGGGATGAATTATATGTCAATTCACGGTATGGCAGAAGATATGAATAAAATAACAAACGCAGAACACTCTTAGAAATGAAAAAAACAGACAAAGTTAACTTTAACGCATCAATGAAATTCGCAAACGACAATATCAATGTTGTTGTAGCAAGCAATCCGAGAAAAGAAAGCAGTCAAAACGCACTTGGGCTATTAGTGAAGATTTGTCTGAAAACATCAATGAGAGTATCGGATATTTTGGATTTGGAGTACAGCCAGTTCTCAGAGGACAAAAACCATCCAAATACTTTTATCTTGGTTTACAAGGTAAAAAAAGCAGGGATTACCAATACAGTTCCGATTAACTACGAACTGATGCAGGACATCTTAAAACATAGGGATAACTGCATCAAAAAATTCAAGGACGTTCACCCAAAAATTTTCTTCAACTACCATAGCAAATGCCTGTTCACAAGGGTATGGGCTTCAAATAAAATTGCTGATGCCAACAAAAAAGGGTTGCTTGGTAGTGTGGTTAATGTGGCAGGAACGCACTCACTTAGAAAGGCTGCTGCCAATGAACTATTCGACAAGACCCAAGACCTGAAACTGGCAAAAACATTTTTGGGTCACAAGAACATTCTGACAACATCCATTTATCTTGAAGACAGTCATAAAAGTACTCAAGATAAATTAAGAGAATTGTTATGTTAATATTTTTATAATTAAAATTAATTTCGTAATATCGTAATACTATTAATTAAACATCAAAAAATTATGAAAAAACTTGAAGTAACTTTAAATGAAAGCCCTACAGATTTGTATCACCATTTAGGGCTTGTGTATGCTGAAGGAGAGCCTGACGTAAACCAAAAAATCACCGACACTTTCACTAAAATCTATTCGGACGAAATAGAAACTCAAGGTGACATTGTAGAACATATCGTCAAAACTTTCTCTCAGGAAGAATTAGTGGCAATAACTGCTACATCATTAAAGAAAATGTTCAAGAAATATCATAAACGCAGACTGATGGCATTGGGTGCAGATTCACCATCGCCTGAACCAAATATGATGAATGTCATAAAAGCATTGGGAATGTTTGCCACAATTATGACAAAATCTAATAATTTCTTTGCATCGAATCGGGAAGAAATGATTGATAAATTGGTTGCGTTTTTCGGTGCAAGGGATGTCACAATAGACAAAGAGCCATTGCTTAACGCAAAGAGCAAAGACGAATTTATGGATGCCTTGCAAAAACAGATTAACTCAAGCGGTTTTATGGCAGCCAATATGAACTTCCCTGATGCACATTTTTCAACCGAAACTTCAACCGAAAAGTCAAGTGAAGAATCCCCTGTGGCAGAGCAATCAGATAAAGAATAAATCTTTAGTTGCCGTTCCTAAGTGAACGGCAATGCTCTTTTAAAAAAAACTAAAATTAATTTTGTAATTCAAATTAAAACGCTATATTTACAACTATAACTTAACAAATAACATTATGTCAGAATTAACGCAAATCCTTGAGCAGAACGAAATAAAAGAAAGCACACCTAAAAAGAGAACCATCAAATCGGTTAGGGTATTGGTAGAAAAACTGGATAACGGTTTTATTTCAGATGCAGAAGGTAAAAGAAGAATTTACAACGACACCACAGAAATTATTCAAGCAGTAGGGATGAATAGTATCTTAGACAAGATAGACCAAAATGAATATCGATTGAATATCGATTTAATCCCGAAGGAAGAATATGAAGATTATGTGGATGCTGTTGCTTTTGGCGAGAAGATGAAAGAGGAAGAAACCTTGAGTTTGCAAAAAGCCAAAGAACAAGGAATAATCGAATGTGAAAAGTTCTCGCCTTTTAAAATTAAACACGAAGTAGAACCTGATACAGAAATCAAGATTACTGCTGCAAATTGTTATACGGTTGCCCGATTGAGAGCAATCAATTTTAGTGAACTGGATGCACAACTTCCGTTGACAAATACCGAGAAAGCTAAAATATGCGGTATAAGTATTGGCACTATGTATGGACTGTGGAAGAAAGTAATATCAGGAAACTCAAAATATCAATTGTCTTCCACAAGGATTGCAATGACTATACTGGCAAAATATTATGAGAAGAACCTAAATATCAGGACTTCTACAAAAGACCAACACGAACAATTAAAAAGCAGTTTACTTGAATCTATTCGTGAAATCGAATTAATGACAGATGGAAACAAATTCATTAAATCGAGCGAATTAAGCAAGAAAATAAATGAAATGCGTAAATTACTAATGAAATAATATTATGGCTGTAAATGAAAGAAATGCAGGGAGAAAGTCAAAATTTTCTGTGCCATCTAAATCAAAAACGTTTAGAATCCCTGTGGAATGTGAAGCGGAAATTACAGAAGCAATAAACAAAATCACGAAGAAATATTTAATCAAAAAAGCAACTAAAAAGCAATAAATATTTCCGATATTAAACCATAGCTATGGTAAATCGAGAAGAAATATTCAGAAGCATTGTTGACACTATTTTGGTAGGTATTTATCATTATTGCAATTATGTTTATTATGACCAAAGCAGGATTGAAAGTGACATTGAAATCCTGTACAAAAAAGATACTTTTGGTTTAGTATGTTTCAGAGTGTTTATTGATGTGAAGGAGAAAGGATTTATGGGTGATTACGATTACCCACCTTTCTCAGACATCATCGCCTTTGTACTGGAGAACGCAACAATAGTTACCCTGTTTAACTGCAATGGAAGGGAAATGCGGAACATTAAATCAAAATTGAATCAATTACTCAAAGAATCAGAAGGAAGTGTTTTAAAGCCTTAATATGAAACAGAATTTTTCAATAGAGAAACTTAACGGCAGATGGATGGTTAACGGGAAACACTTCATAGATTTATCGGATTCTGAAAAACTGCTCTTGGATGAGTTTATTTCAGAGGCGAAACAAAAAGAAGAAAACCAAAATAATCAATCAGATGGCTGAGAAAAAACTAAGTCTGTATCAAAAACTACTTTGCATACAGCAGGAAGTAATCGGGTTAGGAAAAGATAGTGCAGGGTTCGGGTACAGATATGTATCGGGTGGAAAGATTATAGACCACATAAAACCCCTGATGAATAAGCACGGTATTCTGCTCAAACAGGAAACAATTGAAATTGAAAACAGCAGGATAGATTATACCAACAAAAAAGGCGAACCGAAAAGTGAAATGTTCACCAAAGCAAGATTCAAGTTCACTTGGATTGATACCGAATCAGGAGAAACTGATGTAAATGAAATCTTTGCCAATGGAATGAATGAGTGGGAGAAAGGTTTAGGTTCTGCGATGACGTATGCAGAGCGATATTTCTTATTGAAATACTTCCATATTAATACAGATGAAGATGACATCGATAATCCTGAGCGCAAGCAAAATGAGGCGAACCCACAAAGCCCACCACAAAACCCACAAAACCCACAAATTTCAAAAGAACAGGCTGACCGTGACAAGGCAAGGGAAATTGCCTTGAAATATGAAGCTAATTTGAAGAAGTTGGAAGACAAATTGAATAGCTGCAAAACACTTGAGGAACTTACTGTGGTTTATAATTCTTTGCCACCAAAATGGAAGAAAGCAGCACTTGACCTAAAAAATAAACTGAAGAACGAATTAACTCCCAAGCAAGCAGCAAAATAGCGTAACTTTATGTATTGCCCTGAATATCAATGATTAAATAATTAATTTTTTCGTTTATGGGAAGTACAAAGAAAATGCTATTGCAGATGAGAGAGGACGAAATCGCAAACTTATACCCAAGCGATTTTAAGAAGAAAGAGGCGTTATCGGGAGCAACACAGTTTGTTGCCAATCTTATAAAAAGTGGGAATGTATCAGTAGAATTAGTGATGACAAATATCATCAAGCTAAAAACCGTAGTTGATACAATTGAAAGCCAGTTAAGAAATCATATACCGCACGAAAAACTTGAACTAAATGGGGTTGAATTTACACCTGTAGATGGTGGATTCACCCTTGATTATGAGGATGACGAAATCTACCGCATCCTTAAAAAAGATTTGGAAAACCGAGTTGAACTGCTAAAATTAGCACAGCATCAAGAAATCATTGATGGTTATGGTAATGCAGTTCCGAAGGTTGGGAAAACTCCACGTAAATCATCCATCCAAATCAGATTCAAATGATTTACAATGCTATGAATGAATTCGACTGCAACAAGGCGTTGGAGCGAATCAAATACTTTATTGCCAACAAAAAGAAGTTTGAACTGATAGAGAAGAAACCTTTGCGTTCCTTATCCCAAAACAATTACCTTCACCTGATACTATCATACTACGCATTGGAGTACGGGGAAACGATGGAGTACATCAAGGAAGAAGTTTTCAAACGTCAAGTCAATTTAGAAATCTTTTATGGCGAGTATGTGAACCAAAAGACTGGCTTAATTAGAGCGCAGTTACGCAGCACTTCAGACTTGGATTCAAGGGAAATGACCGAAGCTATAAATCGGTTCAGGGATTACGCCTCAAAAGAGGCAGGGATATATTTACCCACACCTGAAGATATGCTGCACTTAGAGGAAATCGAAAAGGAAATAACTAACAATAAATAATATTTATAGTTATGGGAAAATCAATCAGGGTGCAAGGATTGAAAAAGATGAAAATCGGTCTTGTCACAATCACAGATGATGATGATAATGAAATGTACTGCATTGGAGTAAAGCATAATCTACCAAGAAAAGCGTTTCAGTATTTTGTGAAGAACTATGGTAATTGCGTTCCGAACCAAGACCTGAGTTCCGATGAATTGGTTCGGTTGATTAATACCGCACCTGAAGACCTAAACTACAGGGCAGATTCTCTGACTGTAGATGACAAGATAATGATAGAGAAAACATTTGAACCTAATGTAGAAATAGTATGGAAATAATAGGCTATATTAAAACAATTTTTCCTGAAACACAAGTGAGCGCATCATTCAGGAAAAGAGAGTTAGTGGTCAGCACTAACGAACAATATCCGCAGCATATCCTGATTGAATTCAACCAAGATAAGTGCGACATCCTAAACAGTTACGGTATTGGTGAGGAAGTGAAAGTTAGCATAAATATACGGGGCAGGGAATGGATTAATCCGCAGGGTGAGGTTAAATACTTCAACCAAATACAGGGATGGAGAATGGAAAGAGTTACTGATAACCAAAGTAATAATGGTAATACTGGTAATGCTAATAACAATAATAACAGAGCAAACACAAGCAATACAGGTAATACAGGTAATACACAAACTCATAATGCAGTTCCTTTGAGTACAGAGGAAGAAGGAGATGATTTGCCATTTTAATTAAATAAATTTCATAATTAATTTGGTATTCTAAATTATGATTGTATATTTGCACTTGTAATGAGGTCAGAGCCATTGCAAAACATACCGAAAACATTATACAATCCCTATTCTTGAGTGCGCTCTGACATTTAGCACGATGGAATAGGGATTCTTTGTTTAACAATTTTTAGTATCCTTATACTGATTTTCAGGTACTTACTTCCCCCACAAGTATCTTTTTCGATTGCCTAATAAATTACTTTATGAAAACAATAGAAGAACTTCAATCAATCATTGATGCAAATCTCGACCTTATAAGAGTTGAATCCAAAACTATGAGGCAGAGTAAAAGAAACAGTCTTTTGCGTGAGAACGAAAAACTGGCTGAAATAATCAATTACTTAAAATGCAGTCCGAGTGAAAATTTCGTTTCTTCAGAGAAGGTACGACTTGAGAGAATTATTCACTCTAAAAACACACAATACCACTACTGGCTTGAAAACTGTTGCCCTAATGATGTGCCTGATAAAAGCAAGCGTACATTATTCAACAAGGAAACAGGTTTAGTTACACTTAAACGGCAGTTAAAAAACCTTAATTTAATTTTAGCGTTATGAATACCGAGAAAAAAATATATATGCCTGTAAAGGAATATGCTGATAAAAGAAAATGCTCAGTTCAGTATGTTTACAGATTAATAAGCAACGGTACATTGGAAAGCAAGAAAATCGGAACTTACACTTTGGTGCGAGCCTAATTTTTTTTATCTAATCTGTTGAACACATTCAACCAAACAAAAACGAATCTTATGGATTATTTCAAAGTTATGCGAACCTTTTGGGATTTTGCGTTTGAAAACCCCGAAAAAATAAAACCGAACCATATTGCAATTTTTGCCTTTGCGGTGGAACATTGCAATCGTTTAGGATGGAAAGAAAAGTTTGGTTTTCCCACATCTATGGCTATGGAAGCCACAGGGATTAAAAGTTATTCTGTGTATAAGAAAAACTTAGATGATTTGATAAACTATGGTTTGATTGATATAGTAGAATGGTCGAAGAACCAATGGTCAAGTAATATAATTGCTTTGAAAGAAAATTACAAAGCAAATGATGAAGCAAATTACAAAGCACTTGATACTGCTTTTGCCAAGCATAATGAAAATCATAGTGAAGAAGAAGTTGAAAAAGAAGATAGCTTTGAAAGATTATTACAAAGCAAATTAGAAAGCACCTATCAAAGCACCTATCAAAGCACCTGTCAAAGCACCTGTGAAAGCACCAGTAGTATAATAAAACAAAATACAAATAACAAATTACCAATTACTAAGGGCAAAAACCAAAAAATTGAAATTCCTGATTTTGCAGAATTCTTGGCTTTTGCTAAAAGCGAAGTTCCAAACGTCAATGAATATTCAGTCAAGGCAAAGTATGAATCTTGGATTGAGAACAAATGGCACGATGGAAACAATTCGCCAATTATCCGATGGAAATCAAAACTTAGAAACACTTTGCCACATCTCAAAGTTGATGCTTTGCCTGTGGATAAAATTATTTCGGCAAAAACAAATCAACGCTTAAATCTTTATCCCAAATAACTCATACTTATTTTAAGGCGATTTAAGACATTAAAAATAGTCAAGATATATATTATATCCACTTTTATACGAAAGTGTCAGAATCGCAAGGAAAAGCAGGAAAAACAACTATATAACAATAAACTTTTAAACGCAAAACAACACAATGAATCAAATAATAGCAGATTTGAATAGTCTTGGCATCAATTTGAAAAGCGATACCCGAAATGTTCAGAAAGTGAAATGCCCGAACTGTGCAACACTTGGAAAGAAGAATTTGAAAGACCCTTCACTTTTGGTAAACCTTCAGACAGGGGTTTACAAATGCTTTAAATGCGATTGGAAAGGGTGTGTTAAGAAACAAGAAAATTTCAGCAGAGAAGTGATACAGACATACAAGATACCGCAAAAACCAAATATCAGCAAACTGACTAATTATGCTTTGCAGTACTTCCAGTCAAGGGCTATTCCGCAGGAAATTTTAATCAAGAACCACATCGCATCATCAAGCGATGGGAAGAAGGTTATTTTCCCGTATATGAGAAACGGGGTTCTTGTGAATTTCAAGACCCGTAGTTTGGAAGAAAAGATATTTTATCAGGCTGCTGAGGCTGAACCGATTATGTTTAATCTTGACAGGATTTACGG